AACTGGCGTGCGTGACAATGAATGTTTCTGCCATCCAGACAAAAGGAAAAAATGGTATGCTCAATTTATAGAATGGTATGAAAGCAACGCTTGACAAATACATAAGCGAGCATTACGACGAGGTTAGGAAATATACTAACCACTTCTTAAAGGCTTATAACAAAAAAAAGAACATTAATCTTTCGATGTTAAACGCTGACACGGTTATAAATAACGCATACCTTCACGTCTTGACAATAGACAAAGAAACAAACGACGAAAACACGGTAAAAAGTTACCTACTAAACACAATCAAATGCCAGATTATCTGGGACACGTCAATAAGCCACAAACAAGACGACTGTAAAAGTATCGAGTACATAGGTAACGACGAAATAGACGACGACGAAGTAAGCCGTAAGATAGGAATCGAACAACGCTTTAACGACCAGCGCGCATACATTGAAATTTTTAGGAATCAAATAACTTGCCCTATTGAACGCGTTACTTTTGAATGCTATTACGACAAGGGTTTTAATTCAGCACGTAGCTTATCTAAATACTTCGGCATTTCCACAACGTCAGCGCATTATATGTTACGAGATATTAAACAAAAAATCCGAAAAATCCAATATAGTTATGAGAATAAAGATAATTGAATCAATCGCTAGAGTTACCATTTTTACAATAGGTGGCTTTATGTTAATAGGTAGCTACGAAATTGCTTTAAGAACGTTAGGCGTTTTAATCATGATAGTAGCAATAGGAAATGAACTAAATAAAGACGAGCATGAAAATTAAAGAAGAATACAAAGGTAAAACCATAATCACTTACGATAGCATTTTAGGGCAACGTAAAATAGAAGTAGACAAAATACACCCCGCACAATTTAAACACTACCAAACAATCGGTATAGGGTACATTTTTGAAGCTGACAGCGTTACGATTAGTTACAAAGGAATCGAAGAAGACCTAGAAGGCGACGTAAACACGGAAAAAGAAATTATTAAGAAACCAGTAAGAAGAAAACCAAATGCCACAGCCAGTAAAAGGAGAACAAAAACAGACGTTCCTAAATAGATGCATGTCCGACCTAGAGTCAATAGATAGCCATCCAGACGAGAAACAAAGGTACGCCGTATGTATTCACACATGGGAAACGCATTCACGCGAGGCGTTAAGTATCTACAAAAAAACGTTAAAAGAAAAGAAATGAAATTCTACATTCTAGATTACGGTAAGGACATGATACACGAAGGTAAGATACTAACCGACTACCTAGAACGAGAGGGTTTTCATCACATAGCCTATTTAACCAACGCAGATGGTTTACTTTGCATGGAAGAAATAGACGAAGACGAGTTCCTAAACCACTTTAAAAACACGAAACGAAATGAGCAAACATAAATACATAAAAACCCCAGAGTTACTATGGGAAATGTTCGAAGCATACAAAGAGAAAATACAAAGCAATCCAAGACTAGTAGACAAAGCACTACAAAGCGGTAAAGTAGTACAAGAAGCGTTAAGAGTTCCACTAACATACGAAGGCTTTGAAGTATTCGGCTACGAACAAGGCGTGACACTAGACCACTACTTTAGAAATACGAATGGAGCGTACGAAGATTATTGCGGGGTCTGCCAACGTATTAAGAAGTCAATCCGTCAAGACCAGATTGAAGGTGGCATGGTCGGGCAATATAACCCATCCATTACCCAAAGACTAAACAACCTAACTGAAAAGACGGATGTCACCACAAACGGCGAAGCGATAAACGAAATTAAGATAAGCATAATTAGACCCGACACTAAACAACTTGACTAACATGGTAAGAGTAAAATATAAGGTAGTACACTACGACGCGCTATTGTTTGGACGATATAGCTATTTTGAAGTAATAGACCCTACTGTAGAAATAGAAGACCGCACAATTATAGTTAAGGGTAAAAACGGCGAAATAGTAGCCGTATTACCAGACCTTGACCGCCTAATATTTGTAAGTGCTAAAATACTAGACTAATGGATTTAAAATCTACGGTGGTCTTTGAAAAGAATTACGACGCGCTTTACAATAACGAGGCGCGTTTTATCATTAACGAGGGTGGTTCGCGTTCGTCTAAGACTTACAGCCTATGTCAGCTTATTCTTGTCTATTGCTTACAGAACAAAGGCGTAGTAGTGTCAATCATTCGTAAGACTTTCCCAGCGTTACGCGCTACGGCTATGCGTGACTTCTTCGAGGTTCTTAAAGAGTCTGGCATCTATGACAAGTCAAGTCATAACATGTCCGAGCATATCTATACATTCGCTAACGGGTCAATGGTAGAGTTCTTTTCAGTCGATGACGAGCAAAAAATAAGGGGTCGTAAAAGGTCTTTAGCGTGGTGTAATGAAGCGAACGAACTATACTACGACGACTTCACACAACTTAACATGCGTACCGAGTCCAAGTTAATATTTGACTACAATCCGTCCGACTCAAACAGCTGGCTTTACGACCTACCAAAAAACGAATCCGTATTAATAAAATCCACTTACAAAGACAACCCGTTCCTACCAGAATCCATAAAGACCCAAATAGAAGACCTTAAACGAACCGACGAAGCGTTATATCAAATCTACGCGCTAGGTGAAAAGGCTATCAGTAAGTCTAACATTTATTCTAATTGGACATTCTTACCACACAGACCCGCTAGGTTTACTCAGTTCATATACGGAATCGATTTTGGGTATAACCATCCCAACGCGTTAATGCGTATCTACTGGCATGAAAAAGACATATTCATAGAACCAGTCATTTACGAAAGCTACCTAACCACGTCCGACCTACTAGACCGCTTTACTCAACTTAACATCGAAAAGAACGCCGACATAATAGCCGACTACGCTAGACCCGAAATAATAGCCGAACTAAATAATAACGGATATAACGTAATAAACGCTAACAAGTCAGTGAAGAAGGGAATAGACAACGTAAAGACGTTCGGGGTTTTCTGCATGGAACACGAAGGCTTAAAAAAAGAATACCAAAATTACAAATGGAAAAAGATAGGCGACCAGATACTAGACGAACCGATTAAACTTTGGGACGATGCTATGGACGCGACACGTTACGCCGTTGCCTACATAAAAGAGCAATACTTCACAGACGACGCCTATTACGCGTTCTAACCTAAACATAGACCGAAAATAATATAGTTATGGCACAATCAATTATAGCACAACCGCAAGCGTTTACACCCGCTTACAACCCAGTCAAGTACATTATAGACAGCACTAATAAAAATAAGACTGGCTTTCGTTACCTTTTCCAAGTTTACAACGGTGCAACTTTAACGGGTACTTTTAAAGTCTTACCAACCTTTGGAACTGGTTACGGCGAACTTGACCTATCTAAATTCTTAAGTTCTTACGTAAGCTGGGATTTTGACCCTACGATAACACAAGACCAGCCAGCACCTAACAGCTACCTAAATTATAACGTAAATGTAGGCGAGGAGTATTTATACGAATTAGACTACACTGCTGCGTTAACGGCAAGCGGTACAAATACACGAATCACAGCTACCAACATCTTTGCGGTCGGCGACCAGATAAATATCTTACAAGACGACGGCGGTATAGCCAACCCGTTACTTCAAGGCTTACATACGGTTATTGCTGCTACTGGTAGTTACTTTGATGTTAACGTAGCTTTTAGTTCAATCACAGACGTAAACGTAAACGGGACGGTTAACTATGCGGACAACTTAAAAGTAATTGAATTCGGTATCACGGTAATAACAAACAAGAAGGTATTTAACGGCGCGGTTAGCTGGGTCGACTTCGTGGTATATAACGACCAAGACTACGTATTAAACGGCGTTACTAAACAATGGCTAACAAACCAGCCAAAGACGGACTTTTACGCAACGCTAGGACAAGACCTTTGGTTAAATTCAAAAGCAGCCGTAGGAAATAAAATCTACTTTCAAAATAGTGACGGCGACATTTATTCTAAAGACGTTGTTAGTAACGATACGATAGTTCAAGTAGGTGTCGGCTGTAATAACTATGGCGTGGTTACTCCTATTGCTGGCGTGCTACCAATGATTAAACCAGATACGACTTATTACGACTTCTGGTATTACAACGGCGGACAAAAATCACAGAAGTACCGCGTTAACATAGACAGACGTGTACAAATTAACGAGTATGTTATTTCGTTCCTTGACCGTAAAGGCTCATTCTCTAGCTTTGCTTTTCAGCTTAAAAGCTACGAGCGTGGCGAGGTTACCCGTGACGAGTTCAACAAAGACGTTAAAGGTTTTGTAAGTGGTGGCAAATGGGGTTACAACTATGAGGAGTTTGGCTTTAATACGTTTAACATTAACGTAACCAAAACGCTAGAGCTAAACACGAACTGGATGACTCAAAATATGAGTGATTATTTCCAAGAACTTATAACATCCCCACAGACGTTTTTAAAGTTAGTTCAATACGTAACGACAGAAGATGGCGAACTATTGCTAGACGAAGACGGATGCCCATACCATAGCGCGGAGTCAACGGCTTACGTTCCGTGTATAGTTCAAACAAATAGCTTTGAAGTTTTCCAACAAAGAAACAAGAACCTTATCAAACAATCCATAGTAGTTAAACTAGCAAATAACGATAACATCAATGGTTAACATCGTAAAAATAGTTTTAGAAACTGGCGTACTCGAAGTACGTCAAGACGTAGCCTTTCCGTTAAACTTTTCAGTAGGTGACATACGGGACATATCAAAGCGTAGCGGTACGTTCTCAAAGACTATTGTACTTGCGGGAACGGATAACAATAACCAACTACTAAACCACTACTACGACGTAAATATCGAAGCGGGTACTTTTAACGTTGCCACCTTAACGAAGTGTCAAGTCGTACAAAATAACGTAGTCATTTTAGACAATGCTTTGCTTCAACTTATCAACGTAAACAAACAGCAACTAACAGACGCACACGAGCAAATAGTAAACTACGAAGTGTTAATCAAAGACACCAAAGCGGAACTATTTACGGCATTGAACAGCGCAGAACTTAACGACCTAGACTTTAGCGACCTAGACCATTTTCAAAGTACGGCGGGAATAGTAGCTAGTTTTAGTAACACGGTCGTAGGTGGTTATAAGTACGTCTTACCTTACTCGACTACTGGTAGTAACGACTACCACATGAGGCAAATGAAGCCCGCTATCTATGCTAAACTTTATTTCGATAGGATTTTTAGCAACGCTGGTTTTACTTATGAATGGACTACGTTAACGCAAGCTAACTTTGACAAGTTATTAATCCCTTACAACGGCGACGAAAACGCTGTGGATTGGAACGACTACATAGTAACAGCTGAAAACGCTTTCACTACGACACACGTAGAAACATTCCCTAGTTATTTTACTCCGTTCTACGAAACTATAAACGGGTTTACGGAAATAAGCGACCCGCAAGGAATATTTAACCCGACTACTGGCGTATATACAGCACCAACGGACACCGATTCTTTAGCTTCACAATGCTATGAATTTAGCTTTAATATAGAATATGAAATAGTATTCAATAACCATAACGCAAACCCAGCGCAAGTTTATTTCTATACGCCTTCTGGTTTTTTACCAACTAGCGGAATTTTCGCACCATACATTCAAGTTCAAAACGGAAATACATTCGGGACAAAAGCCTACGTTTCTCCTAAAATATTAGACGGCTTTATACCTTCGGGAATTACTACCTTTACGGGTTATGCAAATTCGGGAATAACTACCAATGCTGGCTATATTACTACTGGCGATTTACTAAACATGGTAATAGGTATCGACTCAAATATGAGTAACGGTGCTTTAGCTTGGCGAAGTAGTACGGGCGTTTCTGCGTTGGTCGACGTAAACATAAACGTGTTATCTATAAGCGTAGAAATTAAACCTAATAGTAACACCTCTGTAATTGGTGGCTTCTTAAACATGAACGAATACGTACCGCAAAAGATTAAACAAGCGGACTTCGTTAAGTCGATATTCATGATGTACAACTTGTTTGCTGACGTAGACCCTCAACAGCCGAATAACATTATTTTAAGACACCGAGATAATTACTACGATAACGGAACGGAAAAAGATTGGACTTACAAGCTAGCAAAAGACCGCGAACAAAATTTAGAGTTCCTACCAGACGTAACTAACAAGCGTTTAATCTTAACTTACAAACAAGACACGGACGAACCTAACGTACTTTTCCAACAAAGCACAGACGAGATTTACGGACAGCAAGAATTTATTTTCGATAGTGAATATGTTAGGGACATAGACCAAAAGGAACTTATTTTTTCGCCGACACCAATAGCACAAACGCCATTCGGTGCAATCGTTCCAATGATTAACGGACAGACTCCTAAAACAAACATAAGAATATTATTAGACGGTGGCGAACAACCTTGCGGGGCTTGGAACTTAATAGCTAACGGAACGATAGGGACTTTTGGTATAGACACCTATCCAGCGATCACACACTTTGACAACGCGAACACACCTTCTTTTGATATTAACTTCGGGACTTGTGACTTCTACTATTACAATCCAGCGACGTTAACTAATAACACTTTATTTAATCTTTACTGGCGTAGAACTATCGGACAAATTAACGTAGGCAAAATGTTAACCGCCTACTTTAAACTTGACGAAGGCGACATCCATAGCTTAAAACTTAACGATAAAATACGTATTGATAACAGCTGGTGGAACATTAACAAGGTCATTGATTATAACGCCAACTTAAACCAACTTACCAAAGTAGAACTTATAAGCGTAGATACAGAAATTGACTTACCGCCATTTATTATAAACACGGGTAAACCTTATCCAAGTACAACTGTTAACGTAGCTTTAGAGTCGGTTAGACGTTCTGCAATGTATAGCGGTAACGTTATTCTTGAAGGTGCTGACGTAGACGTTTACGGAGTAAGAAACACAATAGCGCAAAACGTTAGGGGTGTGGTTATTGGTAACGACCAAACACTAAACGAAGACGGAATTATAACCCCGAAAATTAACGGACTAAACGCACCAGTAAAAAGCTATGTAGCTAACCTTACGCAACTAGGGACAGCCGCACCAACAAGCGTTATAATAGCTAATACGTTTGACGTGACTTGGGCTAGGTTAAGAAGTGGCGAATATGAAGGAACACCAAGTATTGATTTAAGTTCATTAAACACGTTTATAACGATTAACAATGTAAACCACGACCACTTAACTACTGCGTTTATAGGAAATGATGGACTTATATACATTATAACTTGTAAAACTAGCGGACATTCACACGTAGACTCCATACTTAATAACACTAGTTTAGAAATTCGAACCTACTAGAAAATAATATAGTTATGAATGAAGTAACGATACCATTAAAACTTACGGGCGTCGGCTCGATGAAAGCCGAGTTAAGAAGTTTAAAAGCGTCAATAGCTAACGCAACCGACCCAGCACAAATGGAAGCACTAGCTAAAAAAGCTGGTGAACTTACTGACAGAATTAAAGACGCTAACGACGCGGTTAACGTGTTTGCTAGTGGTTCAAAGTTCGAACAAATATCAACTAGTTTTGGTGGTATTCAGTCTAGTATAATGTCTTTAGACTTTGAAGAAGCTGCGCAAAAATCACAAGTTTTTGCTAGTAGTTTAGGTAAGATTGGTAAAGCCGACATTTCCACAGCATTAAAAGGAATTACAAGTACGGTTACCACAATGGGTACGGCGTTTCTTAAGCTAGGCGCGCAGATATTAGTTAACCCTATCTTTATATTGACTGCGGTTATTACTGGTATCGTAATAGCTATTGGTATATTCTTAAATAAAATCGGTGTTTTAGATAAAGTTCTAGCTACTTTAATGATCCCTATCAATGCGTTAATTCAAGGATTTAAAGACTTGACCGACTGGATGGGTTTAACATCTTACGAAGCAGAAGCAAACGCAGAAAAAATAGGCAAAGCAAACGAAAAAGCTACGGAGTCTAGTAAAAAACGAAGTGAAAAAATAGGTAGCGCATACGACTTTGAAATATCTAAAGCCAAAGCTACTGGAAAAGACACCACAGATTTAGAAATAGCTAAAAGTAAAGCACTAGAAAAAGAAGCTAAAAATAGATTAAGTAGTTCACAACGTGAATTAAACGCATTACAAAAAGTAGCAAGCAAAGACAACGCGGAAAAACGTAAAAAACTACGTGAACAAATCGACGCAGAAAAGAAAATAATTAACGATGGCTCAAAAGAACGTAAGTTAATAGCCATTCAAGACGCAGAAGCGGACAAGGCGCAAGCTATTTCCGATAACAAAGCTAGAATAGAACGTAATAAAGAGTTTGCAAAAAATAGACTAGACGCAAGTCGTACAATTAAGGACATAGAAATAAGCCTAATTAAGGACGATAACGAGCGCGAAATAGCCACGACTAACGAGAAGTATATTAGACTAGCAGAAGACGCTAAAAAGAACGCTAACCTAACAAATGAAGAACGTATTAAGTTAATGAAACTTTACGAAGTTCAAAGGCTTGCGGAACTTGACGCAGCAAACAAGAAAATAACGGACGCAGAACTAGCAAACGCTAAACGAATCGCAGACGGAATAAAAGCATTTAACGAAGTAGAAGCACAACGTCAAGAAGACATAGAAGAAGTAAACTACCAAGCTGGATTAACAGCACGTGAAAAAGAACGACAAGACTTACAATATCACTACGACGCATTACTAGCAGAAGCTGCAAGGTACGGCGTAGACTCAACTAATATCGAAGCTGAATTCGCATTGAAAAAAGCTGAAATGGACAAAAAGAATTTAGAAGAAGACAATAAGCTAAAACTAGAGTCTATTGAAAAAGCTAAAAATGAACGTGACGCTAAAATAGCTTTCGCTGGCGACATCGCTAACGGGATCGGTGCTATTGGAAACATGTTCATTAAAGACCAAAAGAAATTAGAAAAGTTTAACAAAGCACAAGCGTTAGTTCAAATAGGTATCGACACAGCAAAAGCTATTAGTTCGTTAGTTGCCATGTCACAAGCTAACCCATTAAACGCGGTTACTGCGGGTGGTGCGGGTATAGCACAATACGCCAGCGGTATCGTTCAAATTATAACCAACGTAGCAAAAGCAAAAGCGTTATTATCTAATCCTACTGGTTCGCCTTCTGGTGGTGGTGGCGGTGGCGGTTCGGAGTCTGGTACTTCGGTAAGTCAAGCAACGCCAGCTATACAAATGTTCGGACAAGGTAACAACTTAAACACGGCTAGCGGTAATCAATCTGTAAACGCTAACCAAAACATGGTCGTTACGGCTGTGGTAAGTGAAACAGATATAACAAACACACAAGCAAAAATAAGTAAACTACAAAAAAGCGCAGAACTATGACAAGCTACCAAGCCTTAATAAATGAAATAACAGCGTTCTACGATAACCACGTTCAAGTAATGAAAGTCGGTTCGGACTTCAAAGAACAAATGTCAAATTTTGCTACGAAAGACGAAAAATATCCGATTATCTATATCGTACCAGTCAGCGCGACACCGACTGAAAACACGAACGATTTTAGTTTAGAAATTTATTGCTTTGACATTATCCAAAAAGACCGCGAAAACATTAACGTTATCCTTTCCGATTGCCAGCAAATACTTTACGACCTATACACTTACTTTATTAACAGTGATAATTACTCTTTTGACGTAGTAGATATTCCGTTATTTACTCCCTTAAATAATGACTTGTTAGACTACTGCGCTGGGTGGGTAATGACTGCTACTTATTCGGTAAATAATTGGACTGACTGCGCTGTGCCACTTAAACAAGGGAACTAAAAAAAATAATATAGTTATGGCTACCAGTATAAAAATATCACAATTACCAGCAAAGGGCGCAAACCTTGAAGCTACTGACTTATTAGAAGTATCGGAATTCAACGGCACGGGTTACGTTTCAAAGTCTATTACGGGTGCTGAAATTGTAGGGGGCGTAGGTTCTGGTTTTGTCCCAACGACTCGCACCTTAACAATCAACGGAACTACACAAGACCTTTCCGCAAATAGAACATTTACGATAAGTACGGGAATCACAATCGGAACTACTGCAATCACATCGGGTACTGTTGGACGTGTCTTGTTTGAAGGTACGGGAAATGTAGTGCAAGAATCAGCTAACTTGTTTTGGGATAATACCAATAATCGTTTAGGTATTGGAAGTTCATCTCCTTCGGGATTAGTTCATTTATTTGCTTCTGCCAACACTGTACTATTAAATTTTGCAAGAGCAAGTAACAACGCTACAAAAGCGGGATGGTTTCAAGTAGATGCAAGCGATAATGTTGTTTATACTTCAACAAATGGTGCTTTAGATTTTAAGACAAATTGGAATGGAGGCACTCAATTAAGTACAATGTATTTAAACTCCAACGGAACGGTTGGTATAGGTACTTCAACTTTAACTACGGGAACACCACTAACAATTCAAGGTGCTTCAAATAACGGATTAACAATAAGAGGAAATTCGACAAGTGACCGATATAAACAATTTATTGGTAATGGAACTACCTATACAGCAGATGAGATTTTTTTACAAGCCATAAACACGAACTTAAATATTTTAGGAGGTGCAACGGGTACAACAAATTGGCTTACTATTAAGTCAACGGGCAACGTCCTAATCAACACAACCACAGACGCAGGATTCAAACTTGACGTTAATGGTACTGTACGAAGTCGAGGTAATTTGTATTTTGGAGCTTCGGGAAGTTATTTATTTGGAGATACAAATAATATAAGATTATACGATAAGAATAATATAATTGTATTACAATCATTTCCAAATGGTGTTAGTGCTTCGGAAACTTATTTAAGAACCTCAAGTGGAAATGGTGCTTTTTTAAGATTAAGAGATGACTACATAAATTTAGAATGGGCAAATTCTACAATGTCATCTACTGTTCAAAATCCAATTAATATCACTCGTGGATATTTTGGTAACGTAGGAGCGACAGACAAATCGGTTCTTTATGTAAAAAGCAATTCATTTTCAAATTTATCAAATGCAACTACCTTGCGTGGGATTTTTATTGATATAAACGATACAACTACCTTTACGGGGTTTACAACTACTAGAGCAATCGAAGCACCAAGAGGTGGAGCATATTTTAATACCACTAGCGTAAACGCTTCGGCTGTATTACAAGCCGATTCAACAACACAAGGATTCCTTCCTCCACGAATGACAACCACACAAAAGAACGCTATTGCATCACCCGCAACGGGACTAATGGTATATGATACGACACTTAATTTAATATCCGTATTTAACGGAACAATTTGGATATAATATGGAAACAACAAACACACAAGGAGTAGCGATACAACCTATCGTATACCCACTTAACGAAGGTACTGCGACACGATTAAGCGTACTTGTATTGAACTTTGAAACGACTGCGGTAACTTGCACAACGTATTGGCAGTTGCTAACCGAAGGCGGAAAGCAATTAAGTCAAGGGAACTATACGTTAACTGAGGAGGAATTTGTAACTTGGGGAACTGATAACAACGTAGTCAATCAATATGTGGCTGATGCTATCGGAGTGGTATTAATCTAAAACAAGAAAAATGTTAACATTAAACGAAGAACAAGTAAAGCAATTAGAATCAATCTTATCTGAGCTACCAATGAAGTTCGGAGTTCCAATTTTAAACATCTTAAACGAAGCTAGTAAACCAACTGCGGACGTAGAATAATATAGTTATGGCTTACAAGAATAACGGAGTATTTAACGTAAAATATAAGACACGTAATAAAATAGCGCAGACTTTGCGACGTATTATTTTAGCAGAAACGTTAATAGATACTGGTAGTCTTTACGACTCCGTTAGGATCAATGCACAAATACCCGCTTTGGGGCAATTAGAAATCCAGATTATAGCTATGTACTATTTTGGTTTCTTAAATAATGGAACGGTTAACATGGCTTCTTTTGACTTGTGCGCGAAGCTAACAGCCGAACTACAAAACAACGGAACGACTGCGGAAATATTCGACCAGTACACGCAATGGATGGCAGAACGTTATCCTATCTTACAAGTAGCTACAATTCTAGGTGAAAAAACATCTTTGATTTATACCTTTGAGCCTATCGGTGGCGAGTTTGACGCTGCATTAAAATTTAGGGGTTTCTAAATAACCCATTTCTTTACGCATTGACAGCATATTAAAAACAAATATTAAAGGTAGTTCGCCTACTTGGTCTGTCTTTGTTAGGTCGCCTTCGCAAAGGTCGTAGAGTAATTGTTCCCAACCCCATTTTCTAGCCTTCTTACCTTGTTCTACGGCTTCTTTATTAGCTTTGTACTCATCAATAGAATCAAAGTCTTTAATGTCTTCGTCTTCGTCGTCTTCTGCGTCGCTTTCATTGAACAAGTTTTCGTATTTCTTCATGAAAGTTTCACGATACTTAAGGTATTCGGTAAGCATTCCGTAAACGTCTGTTACATTAACGTCGTCAAATAGTTCGAATCGGTCAAACGGACTAAATACATACGGCTCAAATTCTACGTTATGCCATTTATCTAGTTCTATACGTCTGTAAAACACGCTTGCTATGTGTGAAATATGCGTAATGTAGTCGTTACTTAAGAAATATTCTAGGTCAATAAATTCATAAAGACTTAACTTCTTAAAATCTTTAAACGAATAAACGTTATCGCCTATGGTTAGTTCTTGTTTATGGCTTTTACGTGGCTCATTTAAACACCATTTAACCTTATTAAACATTTCGTTTATTTCGTCAATGTCCAAGTTTTCTAGTTCGTCTGCGTCTACGTCCATTAAAATCGAAAGGGTATCTACTTGGAACGTAAAATACCCTTGCGTTCTGTCTAGTTGACGAAGTTCTTTAAACTGGTATAGCTTGACATCATGCCACGACTTCGGTATCTTCATTCGACTTTTGTACGTGGTTATTTATTTTGTTTGCTACGGCTACTAAATAAGGTATAGCAACTTCGGCTTTTAATTCACGGATTAATTTAGCTTTTTGTTTAATGTGTGCGTCCGTGTAATGTTCTGTTTTAGTTAAGTCAGTTCGTTTAAATAACACCGCCAAAACTTCGCTAATATAACCTTTATGCTTATTGCCTAAAATCTTTTCAATTAGTTTGGTGTCTTTGGCTGTCAACTTAAAGTCTTCGTCGTAGGCTTGGTAAGTATAGCCGTCTACTTCAAAACGTTTTAAAAGTTCCGAACTTGGCATTTTAGCCGTGTTAAACTTATCTACGTACTCTTTAAAAACTTCGAAGTCTATTTCTTCGATGTCGTCTGGCACACCCATAAATTTAAAGACTGCTAAATGTTTCTCGATAACATCTAATTTTTCGCTGGCGTGAATGTCCGTAATTTCTTCGAACTGCTGAATCGTAAGTTCATCCATTTCATGCATAATTTGTTTACCTAATATTTCTACCATAATATAAATTTTGAACAAATATACAATTAATTTAATATGGTTATGTTGAAAGACCTACCAATTTACAAAATTACAATCGACCCCGAATATTCGGAAGGCGAAGAACTAGGTATCGACCAAATTGCATTCACAGATAACCCAGCGATAAAAGTAAAAGGAATGGCATTCAGTCAAGACGTAAAACGTTTCTTTTCCGATGAGTTAAAATATAGAGTAACAGCGCCAGCCATGATACCTATGGAAATTTATAGACGTGACGACGAAGCTGGCGACTACTATGTGCAATTTGACGAACAAACCATAGAACAAATCTACGTGAAGTTTATGCGCGACCTACAAAACCGCGACGTGTTCAATTTAGAACATGACAAAGAACAAAACGTACCAGCATATATTTTAGAGTCTTGGATAGTAGAAAACCCTAAACAAGACAAAGCCTATACAACCTACGGAATAGAAGTTCCAAAAGGTACTTTAATGCTAACAGCACAAGTTACCGACGTAGACTACTATAATGAACTAGTTAAAAACGAACAAGTAGGATTTAGTATCGAGGGTTTTTTAGGGATGAAATTAAGTAAACACATAAACAGATATAATATGAATTTCCCAGACGGAGAACACACAATCGAAGGTAAAATCTACGTAGTAAAAGACGGAGAAGTAACCGAAATTAAAGACGTAGTAAAAGAAGCTATGGCAGAAGTAACAGAAGAAGTTACCGAAGAAGTAGCTATGGAAGACACAGCGGTAACAGAAGAAGAAGTAGTAGAAGAAGAAGTAGCTACGGAAGAAGTTGCTATGGCTATCGACCCAGCTGTTGACACAGAAGCTATTTTAGCTATCGTTCGCCCATTTGTAGAAGAAAACATCAACGCGGTAATAGCAATGATTGCAGACTTGAAAAACACAATGGAAGAAATGCTAGTTAGAACAGAAGAAGAAGACGAAATGTTAATGTCGAAAGATGTTAAAATGTCCGCTTTTGACAAGTTCAAAGCGTTTAAAACAAGTAACAAATAATAACAAATAAAAAACAAAAAATGAGAAATCTTAAATTCAACCTTGAAGTAGAGACTAACGCTTTACTTTGCCCAAACCCAGATGAGTTTTACTCACGTGCGTACTTAACAGAAGACATCGCAGACAATTACAGAACGTTGCCTGGCATCAAATCAGCAACTAAATTAGCTAACGTTACTTTCGGTAACTTGCTTGCGCCTTCAACTTGTAACTTTACAGCACCTAGCGACGAGTTAAACGCTATCACAATCGACGTTTGTGCTTTAAGTGCAATGTCACAAATTTGTCAATTTGACATCGAGCAATCGTTTTTAGCTTTGCAAATGTCACAAGGTTCAAACGGTGACTTTACCGTAGCTTCTTTCATGTCTTACTACTGGAACGAAATGGCTGGACGTATCGGAAACGATTTAGAGTTAATCCGTTGGCAAGGTGACACAGAAAGTTTAGACCCAGTTCTTTCTTTGTGTGACGGTTACTTGAAAAAATTATGTGCTGACACAGCTGTTATCGGTTTGTACACAGACGCTATCACTTCTGCTAACGTATTAGCTAGAATGACTACGGTACTTCAAAATTCACCAGCTGCGGTTCAATCGAAACGTGCTGACTTACGTTTGTTCGTATCTAGCGATGTATTCGTAAACTACCAAATTGCAGCGGCTTCTGGAAACACATTAACTTATGTTACTGCTCCTTTAGCTCCGACGTTCTTAGGTATTAAAATCGTTCTTGCAGAAGGTATGCCAACTTCAACAATGGTTCTTGCTTTGAAAACAGACCTTATCTACGCATTCGATGCAGAAGGTGACTCTAAAGCGTTACGCGCGGTTAACCTTGCAGATACAGTTGCTGAACCTTACTTGCGTACACGTGCTAACTTGAAAGCTGGTTTCTCTTACACGAACCCAGACCAGATTGTAGTATATAACGTTTGTTTCGACTAGTCTTAACTAACTAAATAATAGGGGTGGGTCGAACGCCCACCCTTTTTTTTTAACATAAAAACATAGAAAACATGGCTTGTGCTACATTACAAGAAATACTTAAAGGATGCGACCCGAATTCGGGCGGTATCTATACCCTATTGATTAACCAACAAGATAACATAACTGCAATTACTACTAACGAAACCACTACTAACTGGGAAGTAACAGCTATTACAAAGTCCGAGCCTTTCGTAGCTATGGAGTTTAAACGTAATACTGGTAACTTTACAGAAGAAGGCGCTATCGATTTAGTAAACGGTTCTTCTTATGTTACTCAAACAATTAACTTAATGTTCCACAGACGCGACCAAGAGAAATCTAAAGCGATTAAAATTCTTGGAGCTGGACAACAATACTTAACAGCTGTCGTAGGTGACGCAAACGGTAAATACTGGTATTTCCCATACTTGCAAGTTTCTGCATACGGCGAAGGTTCTGGAACTGCTCGCGCAGACGGTTCGAAATATTCTTTAGTTCTTACTGCTGAAAATTCCGACCTTGCTTACGAAGTAGACCCTACTATTATTGCTGGCTTAACAGCTTAATTGCTTTAGTTACATTCTAGAAACGTAACACTTATAACGACCCTACCTTAATTGGTGGGGTTTTGTTTTTTAAACAAGTGACTAATTTAAAATAATATAGTTATGATTTACATTGAAAAAGGACAAGTTAACACGTTTGCTTTGACACTTACCGAAGTTACAACGCTAGTAGACCCTTTTTATTTATTCGTTTTTGAAGACGAGTTTAACACGGCCATAGACCCTATTCTTTGGGAAGGTGTAGATACTTCTAACTATCCATATAGATATAATCTATTCACGATGGAAGAAGGCGTAGACATTGATTTAATAAAAGGACAATACAGATACTTAGTTTTTGAAAGTCCTATACCAGTAGACATAAACACGAACACAGATAATTTAAACTTAATCGAAGAAGGGCGCATGGTAGTTTCTGGCGTTCCCGTTTCTTCTATATACGCATAACATGGGAATTTTTGACAGATTTAAAACAGCTAAAACAGAAGTAATAGAAGGCACAGAAGGCTATCAGTCTTTTAGTACGCCATTTGCTAGGATAGGACACGGAAATTTGTCTTTACCTTACGTTAACGGACGTTATCAAGTTGCTGGACACATTCCATTTGGAAGCGATAATTTATTTCCAGAAACCCTTAACCAGCTTTACTTTACTAGTCCACTTCACGGGTCAATAGTTGACTTTAAAGTGAACGCTACTATCGGAGCGGGTTACGAATTAAGAACGGACAAGTTAACACCACAAGAAAAGCTAGACTTGTACACGTGGGAAAAGAAGTTAAAGCTAGCGAAGACAATTCGTAAAGTCACAAAACAGATTGTACTACATAATAGAGTTTATTTTAAGATTTACTTTGACGAGAAAAACAAAGTAGTTAAAATGGAAAACGTTTCACCAGAAAAAGTGCGCGTTAACCGTGAAAAAGATTGTTACTTTTTATGTGACGACTGGTCTAGTAGAATCGACGTAATACCAGTAACAGCATACCACCCACTAAACACCGATAAATGTCAGCTTTACGCATACGAAATTGACGCTATCGGACAAGACTACTATCCATTACCGCAATACACAAGCGCGTTAAACTTTGCTTTTTTAAGTGGTGAACTTTCCTACTTTGCGAAGTCAAACATTCAAAATAGTATTTTCCCAGCTTTTGCTATGATGTTCCCTAAACGTCCACAAAGCGAAGAAGAAAAGAAGGTCTTACGTGACACTATCGACAGAATGAAAGGCGCGCAGAACGCGGGTAAAGGCGTTGCATTCTTTGCAAATTCAGCTGACCAACTACCAAAGATTGAAAGCATACCTACAAACCAAAACGATAAACTTTTTCAAGAAGCTAGCGGACTAAACACCGAGCAGATATGTTTCGCGCATACTATCGACCCTATCTTAATGGGTGTTCGTACTACTGGTTCTTTGGGTGGTGGCGCAGACATTAAACAAGCCTACGTTATCTTTGAAAAGAACGTTGTTATTCCTTTGCGTGAAATGGTTACGGAAATCTTTACAGAACTTTTGGCTATTTCTAAACTTAAAGCGGAATTTACTATCAAGAATTTCCAGATAATTAACGAAACTATCGTAGAAATAGAAGGCGACGCAAGTAAAACACAAGACGCCTTGAACGCTATGTCGCCGTTAGTAGCTACCAAAGTATTAAACACCATGACAGTAAACGAAGTTCGCGCCCTTGCAAGTTTAGCACCTATCGAAGGTGGCGACGAGTTACCAACTAACCAACAAACAGCTATCTAATGTTATATTTTATTACAGAAACCTACTTAAAGACGAACACGCCAATAACTGCTAACGTAGACGTAACAGACGTAACGCCTTACATTAAGACACAAGCAGACTTAAGAGTACAACCCATTCTAGGTAGTGTGTTTTATAACGCTTTACTTGCAGATTATAACGCACAGACTTTAAACCCAGACGAAGAAACGCTAGTAGGATTTATACAACCCGTTGTGGCTTGGAGATCAGCAGAAGACGCTATTTTCGGACTTACCTACCAACTTAAGAACAAAGGTTTACAAACACAATTCGGCGATAATAGCGGTTCGGTTAGTCGCGCAGAAGTAGCATTCGGAATGGAGCATTACGCACAAAAGGCGTCGTTCTTTGAGCAAAGATTAATTAGATATTTACTAGCTAATAAAAACTTATTTCCATTATTCATAAGTCAAGAAAACCGCGACACGGATTTACGCCCTCAAATAGATGCTTGTCACTGCGTTGGTGTTTGTGGTGGTGCTTGTGGTCGCGGATATAACGACAATGGTTACAATAACCAAATAATGGTATTTTAATGAAAACAAAGCTGTCCATTTTAGCTATTTCTACACTTGCAATTTTAGCACCCGTTGCGCCGTTAGTATTAATAGCCGTGCTATCCATAGTGTTAGATACTTGTTTTGGTATATGGCGTTCGGTTAAAAAGAATGGATGGGTTTCGATACGTTCCCGTAGACTTTCACACACAATAACAAAGTCTTTGCTTTATGCGGGTGCGATTGTTTTTATTTTCTTACTAGAAAAATTTGTAGTTGCTGACATTTTAGGTCACTTTATAGCTATTGACCTAGTGTTAACTAAAGCGTTTACTTTTTTCTGCGTAATTACAGAAGTTAAAAGCATTAACGAAAGCTACTTTAGTGTAACTGGCGTAAATGTTTGGGATAAATTTATAGCATTTTTAAAGCGTTCTAAAGAGCAAATAGATGAACTTAAGTAAACACGTAACCGTAGCTGAATTCGAAGCGTCTGGCACAGCGATAGCTAGGTCTATACCTAATAAGATGAACGAGTTTGAAATAGAACGCGCTAAACTTCTATGTGAAAACGTATTCGAACCATTAAGAGCATACTTAAATACTCCTATTAAAATTAATAGCGGGTTTAGAAATGTAGCTGTTAACAAGGCTTGCGGTGGCGCAAAAAATTCACAGCATTCTATGGCAGAAGCGATGGACGTTAACATAGGTGCTAAAGGTTTTAATTACATAAAAGATAATTTAGTTTTTGATCAGTTAATCTGGGAATTCGGAACGGACAAAGAGCCAGCATGGGTACACGTTAGCTACAAGAAAACTAACAATCGTAAACAAGTTCTTAAAGCCACTAAAAAAAATGGAAAAACTATTTATACTTCTTACTAGTCTATTTCTTTATTCTTGTTCCGCACATTACCACGTAGTTAAAGCCATGAAAAAAGGCTATAAATGTGATGAAACTAGCGACACAATTAAAATAAATTCTATTGACTCCATTCCGTACGTTCTAAGAGACTCTATTTATTGGGAGAAGGTAATCGTTCAAAAAGATACTATCGTTCGTTACAACGCTTCTTTCGTGCCTAAAACGAGGTTTCAAACGCGTATTGAATACAGATACAAAACTAAAGTTGTAAAAGCGGACGTTTTGAAAGTTAAATACAAAAATAAATTTATAACAAAGTATAAAATCAATTGGTTTATTGTAATATTGTCATTCATTTTAGGCTTACTTGTTAAGTTTACCTTTAATGAAACCTTTAGAAGTAGGTTAAAACTTCTTACTAAACTTTAAATATGGGTAATTTTAGACCGAGAATAAGCCAAGAAGAATTCGATGTAGTAAAACAATTCCGCGCTATTAAACATGAAGCAAATAGTCTAGGACTAGATGACAAAGACGTTAAGCACGGGTGGTTAAAAACAAAAGATGCAAGTTTATTCTTTAAAAACCCGAATTTTGCAAGTGGTGAAGAACTAGATTTAGACTTCGTTAAGCTACTAGAAAACGCACCTAAATTAAACGTAGAAAAAGTAAAGCGAAATGTCTACGAAGGTGAATTCGACAAGTTAGTTTTTACCGATGTTCATATAGGAATGGATGCTGGCGATAAAGGTCGTAGTTTATACCCTTCGGAATGGAACGAAAACATTTTATTTGAGCGTTTAGAAAAAATGATTAACTACACTTTGGCTAAACAGAATTCGAACGTACTTTATTTACTGGATTTAGGCGACTATTTAGACGGATTTAACGGACAAACTACACGCGGTGGGCATTCGTTACCGCAGAACATGAGTAACCAAAAAGCGTTTGACGTTGGATTCTTATTTAAGACCATGTTAGTAACACAGCTTTCACCATATTACGATAAAATCTACGTGCGTAATATCTGTAATGATAATCATTCTGGTGATTTTAGTTACTTTGTTAACCAGTTTTTTAAAACATACGTCGAAAGAGATTTAAAAAACGTAGAAGTAACTAACCAGACTTTATTTATTGATCACCAGATAATCGGTAACTATTGTTTTGTTACGACACACGGAAAAGACACTCATAACTTAAAGTTCGGTTTTCGTCCAAAAATTGACGCGAACCAGATTAATAAAATAGTAGGCTATTTAAACACGAACCAACTATTAAACAAAGGCTACGAAATAATATTCGAAAAAGGCGATAGTCATTTATACTTGTTCGACTCATCTAGTTCGGACGTGTTTAAGTATTACAACTATCCAGCATTTAGCCCCTCTAGTAACTGGGTGGCTACTAACTTTCAGCTAGGACAAAGTGGGTTTATCCATTTTAATTACGGAAAAGAACAAAAAAGTATTAATGAGTATTATTTTTAACGTATATTTACAGAGTTAAATTAGTTTTGTATTATAGAAAGGGGTTATCATTACGTTGGTAGCCCCTTTTTTTATACGCATTCAAGTATAATTAAGTGAATTTCACCTCCATTATATGTTTTTGCACCCAATCGGGTATAAATTTTCCCTAGTAAAATCAAGCATTTTAAAAATAAATTGTAAATAAGTGAAAAATATTTGTTGATAATTGAAACATTATATTTATATTTGCATATAACTAATTCACAAACACTAAAATTAACTACAATGAATGCAAAACAAATGATTGACATTATTAAAACGCAAGAACAAGACTTGTACAATGAAGTGCAAAAATGTTTAGAAACGTTAGGCGCAAATGACCCTATTACAGATTCAGCTGTTACACGTTGGGCAACTATTAACAACTTATTAAAAACTTTAGAATCATGAAAACACTAAACGAAACACAAAAAGACTTTATCGGTAGTGCTATTGCATTTACATTATTTTGGTCTGTAATAGGTTACTTTACTTTCACACAGCCAGACTATACAAACACGAATAAAGCAACGCAAACAGAAGCTAAACACATTCAATCGCCAGTATTAGAAAAATACGGAGCGTTAATCACTAAAAATAAATAAGATGAACAACTTTGAAATAACAGACTACACGCTTACAGCTTTACACATGAACTTAGAATATGTTTACGGCGAATATTACTACGAAGTTCTTTGCGAGTTTGAATGGTCGGAAGAATGCACGGGACATTATACAGACTTTACAATTACTCCTTTGAGCGGTACGTTTTTCCACGAACTTAACGACGAAGCTGGTAACATTGAAATAACGGACGATTATAAACAATGGCTACAAGAACAAGTTAAAGAGTTTAGAAACCAAACACTTTGGCTATATAACGAATCACTAGAGAAAATGCGCGATTTATACACGGACGAAAAAGACTGGTCTTATTATGGTATTTAAACTGCAAAGGATGATTCAGTTTTGGAAAACAAAGTCATCACCGGAAACAATTAGAGGGTCTTTTAATGAAGACCTTTACAGAAGAATATGTGAAATAAAATTTAACCAACAATTATGAAATACAAACTAACATACATTATCGGATTAACAACCGTTCAAGAATGGATATTTAATTCTAAGAATTTAGCCCACTACAAAAAATGGGATTTAATAGAAACTGGTCGCTTTAATATGGGACACTTTAAAATCGAAGAAATATGAAAACTGAACAAGTTTTAGAAATGGTATTATATTACGTAGAACGTGACGAACTAAATAAAAAAGGAAGACAGCAAGAAAAGATTTACAAGAAGTGTTTTTTAATGAACAAGCTACGCGAACATAAATACACGTTTTCTTTTATTGGAAATGTATTTAATCAACACCATGCTTCTACAATCCACAATATCAAAACGCATATTGATTTAACGAAGTGGAACACGGAACACTATGAAACTATTATAAGCGAGTATTTAGAAGCGTTTGAAAACACGGATTACGTAGAAGAAACTAGAGTTTTAGTAAACGATGTTTTAGAATGCGAAAACGTGTACCAGTTAAGACGTGTAAAAAGATGGATCACAGAAAATAAATATAAAACAGATATGGCTATTCAATTAATATAGTTATATTTGTAAAAGAGTTGGCTCGACACCATAAACTCTAAAGGAACTATTGAAGCCTTATAATGAAACGAAAGTCGAGCCTCGTGGATTTATAGGGCTTTTTTTATGTTTAAAAATTATTAGAAATGAATGAAATTTATTTAGAATGTCAATACGATGGTAAAGACAAAATGGCTATTTCAAAAGGTGAATTTATTTGCTTTGAAATATTTGTAGGAGATAATTCAATGACAATTTGTATTGATGACAAACAAGCGTTTACAGTTATTAAAGCACTAGAAAGTTTTAGAAATGAGCGGTTGGATTAAAATACATAGAAAGTTTTTAGACTGGGAATGGTTTAATAAGTCCGAAGCTGTACATTTGTTTTTGTACATGTTAATTAAAGCGAACCATAAAGACGCTAAATGGCAAGGTAACGATGTTAAAAGAGGTCAATTTATTTCTTCTTTGGGTAATATTTCTAATGCTACTGGAATAAGTATTCAGCAAATTAGAACCATTTTAAAAAAGTTAGAAAAGACAAATGAAATTGAAGTAAAATCAACAAGCCAATTTACGATAGTAACTATCTGTAAATATGAGTGTTACCAAGATGAAAACGAAATTACTAACAAACCAATAACAAACAATCAACAAACGACTAACAAACGATCAACAACAAACAAGAATGATAAGAAAGAAAAGAATGAAAAAGAACTAATTTTAGATTCTTGGATTGAATACAGAAAGTCAATTCGTAAGGCATTAAGTCAACAAACAATAAATACTATTTTAAAGAAAATGGAAAGCTACACAAATGAACAATGTACAAGCGTTATAGAAAAATCTATTGAAATGGGTTGGACTGGTTTGTTTTGGGATAAAATACAAACTATTGAACAAGTAAAAGAACCAAATAAATTTAGACCAGCATGGAGTTAAACGGATTTAAAATAACAGAAGCTGGCGACGTAATAACGGACTTATTTAAACACCGAGATAACTATAACCAAAAAGGAAAGTATTTAGGATTTAAAAGCCTTCACGAACATTACTCTATGTCTTTAGGTAATTGCACAGATTGGACGGGTTTCCCTATGAGTGGTAAAACACAAGTATTAATGGAATGTTTGATGAACACTTCAAAGTTTTACGGATGGAAGCATTTAGTATATTTTCCAGATGTAGGAAGTAACGTAGAAATAATAGCTGACTTAATACATAAAAAGACTGGAAAAAGTTTTAATCCAGAAGACCGAAACGTAATTAAGGATAGTGAAATTACACAAGCTATTGACTGGGTTATCAATCATTTTAAAGTTTTGACCCGTGCGGATATAAAAGCAAAGTTAACACCTATTCAATTTTGGGATATGGCAGTAGAAATACAAAAGAAAGGCGAACTACATACGGCTTCTATTGACAGCTGGAAGGATTTAAACCACCCTTATAACGAATATGGCGGTTATGCTCAATACTTAGAATACGTTTTACCATATAGAAACCAAATAGCAGAAGACAACGGCTTACATTTACATACTATAATTCACCCGAAACTAACGGAAAAGGAAAACGGTAAACGTAACCCACCTAGTCCATATGATTTAAAAGGAGGTTCTGAATGGTTTAATTCTGGCAAGTGCATGATAACGGTACACCGTGAAGACCCAACGTTTAACCTAGCTGAAATTTACTTTAATAAGATTAAGCCACGTTCAAATGGAAACATAGGTAAAATTGAAATATGGTTCGATAAAGAAAGATTAAGTTACTTTGAACAAATTACCAAAGCACCGAATGTTTACGAAAAGATTTACGGCGCACCAATTAAAGAAGAAGTAAAAACCTTAACGAATTTAGGCAACAAATTAAAAAATATAGAATGGACATAGCATTACAGCTTTTACTAGTAAAAAGCAAACTACAAAGTATTAAAACACGGATAAGACTAACTAGAGAAGACCTAGAAGCAAAGAAGCCAAACGCCACAGCATTTATAAAAGGCGCAAACGACGTAGAAAACGATTTAACGGAAATAGAAAAGACTATTAACAACCTAGAAATGGAAATGCGCATGATAGGACGTGAAATGAACTACGCGCTAAAAATAAACGGACACCTAAAAGAAAAGATTAACGATTTAGAAAACGAAAACAAATTTAAAAACTTAGACTTATGAATAAAGAATTGGCAAGGGATATTTTATACAATTACCTTCAAGACAAAATAGAAAATAAAAAAGAATTACCTATCTGGGACGAAATAATAACGACTACTTACGAAAATAACGTATTAGCTTCGTGGACATTTAGAGGGATATTACAATTTATATACAATTTAAAAGACGAAACTAATGACTAAACAGCACAAACTAGTAGCCTTATCGGTGGTATTGCCCGTATTAGCCGACTTCATCGAAGACCTTAACGACCAGTTCGTATTCAAACAAGACTTAAAGCGTAAAGCTAACATACTTGTAGACGAAATACGCAAAGTAGATAACCGACTTTTAAGAATAGAAGACGGAAATAGCGAAGAAATATTTAAACAGCAAATAGATTTACAGCTAGAGTTTAGAAACTGGATTAAAGACACTATAAAATTCGACTGATGAAAGTATTAAATTTATATGCTTGTTTAGGTGGTAACCGTTACAAGTGGGATGAAGTAGCAGAAATAGAAGTAACCGCAGTAGAATTAGACCCAGAAGCTGCAAGACTTTATCAAGAGAGATTTCCAAATGATACGGTAATAATTGCAGATGCACACCAATATTTATTAGACCACTATAAAGAGTTTGATTTTATTTGGAGTTCACCACCTTGCCCAACACATAGTAGATTTCAAACTTCTATGAAGACGATTAGAAAAATGCAGTATCCAGACATGAAATTGTACCAAGAAATAATTTTTTTAGATAATTTTTTTGAGGGTAGATATTGTGTTGAGAATGTTATCCCGTTTTATACTCCATTAATTGCAGCTCAACAACGCGGAAGACATTTGTACTGGACTAATTTTATTTTACCAAATGATATTAACGAACGTAAAAATCCAGACTTATCTAGGACTAAAGATTTAGTAAATAAATTGTCTGAATTTCACGACTATGACTTTAAAAAATATAAAGGAGAACAACCAGTAAATAAAATGGCTAGAAATTTAGTTGACTACGAAGCTGGAAAAACAATTTTTGAAACCGCATTAAATATTTTTAAAAAATCTAACACAAATCAAACCTCAATTTTTGACTATGAGATGTAAAAATTGTAAAGACAAGTTCGAACCTATCCGTTTCAATCACAAGTTTTGTTTAAAAGACGAGTGTATTAAAGCCTTTGTCGAAGAAGTTAAAGTAAAACAATGGAAAGAAACCAAAACACGAATGAAAACAGACCTAAAAACATTACAAGACTGGTTAAAAGAAACCCAAACAATCTTTAACAAATACGTAAGGCTTCGGGACTCTGGTTTACCGTGCATTTCATGCGGTTTACCGCCAAAGAAAAAAAACGCGGGACATTACTATTCTAGTGGTGGTCATTCAAACATTCGATTCGACGAAGACAACGTTCACCTTCAATGCGAAGCGTGTAACACGTTCTTAAGTGGCAACCTTCTTAACTACCAAATAGGAATACAAAAGAGAATCGGGGCGCAAAAGCTACTTGAACTACAAGAACGGGCGCACGTTACCAAAAAATGGACTATTGAAGAACTAAAAGAAATAATACAAACCTATAAAACCAAAGTAAGACAGCTACAATGAAAAAAATATACATAACCCCCGAACAAATCGAAGAAGCAAAAGACCTATACAACTTTAAGAACTTAAAGAATTCGATTAGCAAAGGCGAAAGTCAGTTACACGGAGCAATAGGCGAAGTTATAGCTATGGAACTATTAAGGTCTAGAGATAACGAAGTTAAATACGAAGGCGACTACAATTACGATTTAATTAGCAACGGAAAAAAAATAGACGTTAAAACAATCAAATCAAACCATGAACCAAAAGACGATTATAACGCTAATATAAGCGCGTTTAATCACACACAGCAAACAGACTACTATCTTTGGTGTTACGTGTCGTTAGACATGACTTACGGCTACGTAATAGGCTACCTAGAAAAAGACGAGTTCTACAAAATAGCGGAACTAAAGAAAAAAGGCGATATTGACTGGGGTGAATGGACGTTTAAAAGTGACACGTATACCACTAAAATAAAAAATTTGAAAAAATTTAACTAAAAATTATGGTTATATAGAAATATAAACTATCTTTACACAAACAAAACTAATTTATTATGAAAAATCTATTTAAAGCGTTGGCCACATTCCAACAAGAAGTACCAGTAATTCACAAAGCTACGCAAGGTTACGGCTATTCCTACTCGGACTTACCTAAAATATTTAGCGTTATTAATCCGTTACTAAAAAAACACGGACTAGGCTTTACCCAGTTGATTAACGACACGAATTTAGTTACGTGTTTATTTCACGTAGAAAGTGGCGAGCAATTAACAAGCACTACGGCAATACCACAAAACGTAGCATTAAAAGGAATGAACGACTTTCAAGTTATGGGGTCTGCTATTACTTACGTTAGACGTTACGCTATCAGTTCAATGTTAGGACTTGTTACGGATAAGGACACGGACGCAAGCGGAGAACAAGTAAAGAAACTACCTACGATTGATGCTAAACGTTTTCAAAGCGCTATCGAAGCTATCCAAGCGGGTAAATACACGCGCGAAGAACTAGAATCAAAGTTTAGTTTAACAGAAGGTCAAACCGATTTTATTAACGCACTATGAATACTTTTAAGATTAGATGTTCTGCAATAGGTAAGATAATGACAAACCCCCGAACAAAGGGGGAGTTATTAAGCCAAACCGCAAAGACATACATAGAAGAACAAGTTATCCAAGACAAGTACGGAATTAAAAAGCAATTTTACAGCCGTTACACAGATAAAGGAATACTAGTAGAAGACGACGCTATTAAATTAGTTTCGGACATTCTAGATTTAGGCTTTACTTGGAAAAACGAAGACCATTTTACTAACGACTGGATGACTGGGACACCCGACGTAAACACGGACACCGTTCTACTAGACGTTAAGAGTTCATGGGATGCTACCACCTTTCCGTTTTTTGCTACTGAAATACCTACAAAAGACTATTACTACCAGCTTCAAGGTTACATGGAACTTACGGGTAAAACCGAATCGTTTTTGTGCTATTGTTTGGTAAATACACCCGAAGAAATGGTAGAAGACGAAGTAAGGCGCGCACATTGGAACGCTAATCTACTAGAGGAAAGCATAGACCTACGGGACGAAGTACAAAAACGACATAACTTCGACCACATACCAGATAACCGACGCGTTAAAGTATTCGAAGTAAAAAAAGACGAAGCCGTTATCGAAGCAATTAAAGAACGCGTAGAGTTATGCCGTGACTATTATAACACCTTAATTAATTTCCTATGAGCGCAAAAGAAAAAGCAATAGAACTAGTTGATAAAATGGAAAAAGATTTCCAATATTTTGCAAGTAGAGAAATAGCAATTAAACACGCATTGATTGCAGTAGATGAGTGTATACAATTTGAAAATAAAATAGTTCAAGAAGTAGAAACTTTAGCTAAACAAGCAAAAAGGGAATTTAGATGCGAGGGTTTATTTTGGGATGAAGTAAAAAAAGAAATACAAAAGATATGAACCAACTAATAGAAGACCAAATAGTAATACGTGTTTTAAGCCGATTTGCTGAACGTTCGCAAGTAGGAATAAACAAGTATAACACAACGCTAGAAAGAACCGATTTAAGCACCTTACAATGGCTTACACACGCACAAGAAGAAGCAATGGACTTTGTTCTTTACTTGGAACGACTGAAAGACGAGTATAAAAGCAAGGATTTAAGTAGAACAATGCCTAAATAAAAACGGATGAAAGAAAAAACACTAGCAATAATCGGACTATTCTTTGCGATGGGTTTACTCATTACATTAAGCACATTAATAGCAGCGTGGGTATTCAAAGGAGCATTTTAAACGTAAACAATTAAATAAATATACAATGGAAAACAAGTTAAATTCGGGTGCAATCTTTAAGAACGACAAAAAGACGAAAGACACACACCCAGACTATCGAGGTAAAGTAAACGTAAACGGCAAAGAGATGGAAGTAGCGTTATGGGTTAAACAAGGTAAAGCGGGTTCTTTTATGTCCGCTTCATTTAGCGAGCCTTATGTAGCACCAATGCAAAGCGAACCAATTAGCAAAGTAGATAACGACGATTTCCCGTTCTAATATGTACGTAAACGACACCGAACTACGAAACAAGCTAAAAGAAGTGTTAAGGACTAAAACAAGAAACCAAATAGTAACAGACATCAAAACACGGACTGGTAAATTTCACCAATACCAGATTGACAAGTTTCTACAAGGAAAGGACATAAGCCTAAACACAGCTATAAAGCTAGACGAATTCCTATTAAGGGAAAGAATGTAAATAGAAGCCAGTTTAACCGCTGGCTTTTTTATTGTTGAAAACTTTTTTTTTACATGATTAGATTATAATCGTAAGTTTGATTAAAAATTAATCACATGGAATACATTTTTTACATAGCTTTTACGTGGTGGGTCGTTAAGTTCGAGCCTTTACAAATGACTTTTGACTACATTTTCAGTCTATTGCCTATTAATAGCCTTACAATTACATTACATTCAGCTTTAGGCTGTCCTAAATGCGTAGGGTTCTGGCTTACTTTGGCTATTTCTGGTAGTTTCTTTACGGCTTGCGTAGTTAGTTTGTGTTCTTATATACTTGACTTATGCTTACAGAGGCTGGATTACTAGAAATAAACAAACTTTTAGCGGAAATAAACCCCGAACGCTTGTCAAAGATGCACCTACGCAAATTACAAGCAATCAAAGTCAAAGAAACTGGCGTGCGTGACAATGAATGTTTCTGCCATCCAGACAAAAGGAAAAAATGGTTTGCTAATTTTCAAACTTGGTATGAAGAAAACGCTAGATAAATACATAAGCGAGCATTACGACGAGGTTAGGAAATATACTAACCACTTCTTAAAGGCTTATAACAAAAAAAAGAACATTAATCTTTCGATGTTAAACGCCGACACGGTTATAAATAACGCATATCTTCACGTCTTGACAATAGACAAAGAAATAAACGACGAAAACACGGTAAAAAGTTACCTACTAAACACAATCAAATGC